CAACGCATCATCCGCATTGCCGAGGCCCGCAGGGTGGTGGACGGGGACGTGTTCGTCCACAAACTCGACCTCGGGCTGTTGCAGGGGATCGAGGGTGACCGGGTGAACTCCGAGAACCTCGGATTTCCGCAGGGAATGGCCGATATGGTCAAGTCCCTGACCAAAGAAAACGGTTGGTACTACGGCATCAAGCTCCAGGACGGCGGACGTGCAACCGATTACTGCATCACCTCCCGCGATGGAAACGCCTACCTGTTCGAGTCGATCATCCCGGCACAGTTCATCCGACACCACGGCTGTTTCGAGCGGTTCGATCAAATCCGCGGCGTCAGCCCGTTGGCCGCGGCACTCAACACGTTCCGCGACCTGTACGAGGCCCGCGATTACGCATTGGCGAAACTCAAAGTCGCGCAGATGTTCGGGCTGGTGTTCTACCGCGAGGCGTCCGAGGCACTCGGCACGGTGACCGGCACCGACGACGGCAGCAACGGCGAGACGGCGCCCTACGAGGTGTCATTCGACAAGGGTCCGGTCCTGCTCGACCTCGACCCGGGCGACAAGGCGGAGTTCCTCGAATCGGGCACCCCGTCCAGTGAGACGCAGGCGTTCATCGAGAACTCAACCGCCATCGCGCTCAAATCGCTCGACATTCCGTACTCATTTTTCGACGAGTCCCACACCAACTACAGCGGCGCGCGTCAGGCGTGGATTCAGTACGAGCAATCCGCCGCCATCAAACGCGCCGATGTCCGCGCCCTGCTGGATGACCTGACCCGGTGGCGTCTCAACATGTTCATCCGCGACGGCGTGCTCGACGCCAGCCCCCGAGAACTCGCGTGGGAATGGATGCCGATGGGCCAGCCGTGGATCGATCCGCTCAAGGAAATCAAGGCGGACGTGGAAGCGGTCAACTACGGTCTGACCACCCGCGCCGATGTCATCAAACGCCGCACCGGCCGCGATTTCCGCGAGGTCATGGACCAACTCGCCGCCGAGCAGCAATACATCCGCGCCGCCGGCATCGAACTTGGCGACCCCGATGTCGTCAAGTCCGAGCAGACCGTCGACACCGACGATTCCAAGGAGGACCCCGACAATGCCGACGAATAATCTCACCCGCGAAATCCCCCGCAACGCCTGTCTCGCCTCCGGCAGTTCGATGGAGTTTGTCGATGTCACCAGCGACGGCGAGGTGCGCAAGTTCAAGTTCCGCATGGTGGGCCGCAGTGGCGAACCCCTCGAGCATCACTACTGGGGGCGCGTGGTCCACGATATGTCCACGTTCCAGCACAAGGAACGCATTCCGATCGATCACATCCACAACGACGACGAACTGATCGGGTACGCCGACAGATTCGACACGTCCAACGGCGACCTGGTTGTCGAGGGGTATCTGGTCTCGACCGCACCGGGCGACCTCGCAGACCAGATCCACACCAAGGCCAAGGCCGGCATCCCCTACGAGGCGTCCATCAATTTCGCAGGGCCGATGACGGTCCGCGAAGTCACCGACGGAGAGGAAATGGAGATCAACAAACGCACATTCATGGGACCGCTGACAGTCATCAAAAATTGGCTGCTCCGCGGCATCGCGGTCTGTCCCTACGGGTACGACCACCAAACGTCCACCAAGTTTTCCGCCAAAGCCGGCGACCCCGTAGTCGCGCAGGTGGAAGAAGTACCGGCCCCACAGGCCGAAACCAACCAACCAACACAAGAGGAAATCCAAATGGATGCCACCGAAGTCAAGCCCGCGGCTACGGAACCCGCAGTCGCCCCGCAGGAACCGCAACCCGCGCAACTCGCCATCGACCCGGTCGCGGCGATGAAAGCGGAACTCAAACGCTACACGGACCAGTTTGGCGCCGTGGCCGGCGTGGAGTTTTTCAACAACGGCAAATCTTTTGAGCAGGGACTGATCGACCAGAACACCCAGTTGAAGGCCGAAGTCACCGACCTCAAGAACAAATTGGAAGCCGCGAAAATGGGCAGCGTTGCCCCGGTCTCCAACAACCCGCAACCGGACACCGCCCCGAAGCCCCAAGGATTCGCCGGCGCCATCCGCGTTCGCAAATAACCAACCAACCAAGAGGAGTAACACACCATGCCCGATTCATTCCTGGGATTGACCGAGCTGTTGCGGGTTAACGACCGCAACCTCGCCCCCGACGAAGTAAACGCGATCCGACAGGCCGCGCCCGTCATCACCCGTTTGTCCGCCGACACCGCTCTCGAAGGAACGCAGCACAAGTACCTGCGCTACATCACCGAGCCGTCCGTCGGTTTCCGCGACCTCAACACCGGTCGCCTCAACACGAAGTCCGTTGACGAAACCGTCACGGTCACCTGCAAGCTGTTGGATGCCTCGTTCACCGTGGACAAGGCGCTGGCCGCAGGCTACCGCGGAGGCGCCGCCGCTTACGTCGCGATGGAAGCCCGTCGCATGTTGGCCGCTGCCCTGTTCCTCGCCGAGAAGCAGGTGTTCTACGGCGCCCAGTCTCCCGGCTCGACGTCCGGTTTCACCGGCCTCCGCGACAACGCGTACTACAACCAGACCACCGACACGCAGGTCGTGGACGCCCAAGGCACCACGGGTTCCACCGCGTCGAGCGCGTGGTTGATCCGCACCGGCCCGACGGACGTGCAGATGATCCTCGGCAACGACGGCTTGATCTCGGTCGGCGAGACCGTGGAACAGGCCATCGAGGACGTCAGCAACGGTGGACGGTTCACCGGCCTGTTCACGTCGATCCTCGGGTACCTGGGATTGCAGATCGGCGCGTCGTACAGCGCCGTTCGCATCTGCAACTTGACCGAGGACTCCGGCAAGGGATTGACCGACGACCTCATCGCCGAAGCGATGGAGAAGTTCCCGAGCGGCTACGGCCCGTCGATGATCTGCATGAACCGCCGCTCGCTGAGGCAGTTGCAGAACAGCCGCACGGCCACCAACGTCACCGGCGCGCCCGCCCCGTTCCCGCAGGACGCGTTCGGCGTGCCGATCGTGGTGACGGACGGCATCGTCTCGACCGAGGCCATCGAAACGTCGAGCTAGTCTCCCCATGGGCTTTGCTGCTGACATGGCCGGCGCGTTGTTCGCCGCACTCTCAGGAGTGCAGCCGACGCCAATCGTGTATCAGCGGGCGGGGGTTTCCTCGCCCGCTGAACTCACGGCGGTCCTGTCGCATGTCACGGCCCGTTCAACAGTCAACCCGGGTCTCATCGAAGGCTATGAGCACTGGGATTTCATTCTGGAAGCAGCCGACCTCGTTCTCGACGGCGAGGTCGTGCTGCCCCAGATCGAGGACACCATCACCCTTGCCGACTCGGACGGTCGGACATTTCTCGTCTCGCCGAATCCGATCGAGATGAACTTCAAGTATTCCCATTTCAACTATGTGGACCATGAGCGGACGATCCTGCGGGTCCACACCAAACTGGTGGAGGCGACCTGATGAGTTCCGCGGGATCAGCCGACATCATCCGTGTCACCGATGCGGTCGTTGACGAACTCAACGGCAGCGCGGGCATCTTTTCGCAGTCGTTCACCGCCGAGCGGAAGTACCTGGCGGAAATCGACCTCCAGACACTGAGCGGCATCAAGGTGTACGTGGTGCCGTTCTCGACGTCCCGTCAGGTCCGCAGCCGAAACGCCACGCGCCAGTGGGTCAAGGTGCAAATCGCCGTGCTGAGCAAGGTCGCCAATCTGTCGGTCGCCACCGTCGATCCGTTAATGGACCTAGTGCAGGAGATACGGGATTTCCTGCGGTTCCGACCGCTGGCCGCGACGCCCGGCTACGGCTGGCAGAACGACCAGAACGAGCCGGTCTACAGCGGCCAAGACCTCCATGAGAAGCGGCAATTCACGTCCATCGTCACGGTTGACTTTGTGAACACGGAATAACCGATGAATCTTCACGCTTCACTTTCTTCGGTCGCCCGCCTTTGCGCCCATTCCGTCGCGCTGCTGCTGCTTTGCGCGGTGATTTGGACCGTCCACCGATGGCTGCGAACAGTCGAGCAATTTCCTTGTTTGTCATGCAAACTCCAATTCCCATGTTTTGAAAACCTCGGGCAACTCGTACCCGCCGAACGGATCGGCGACGGGACGGAACGCATCGCGCTCCCGCGGTGTCACGTACTCGACGCCCAGCGCGGCGAAGATGTCACGCTCGGTACGGCTCGCCACGATCGTTTCGGTGTCACGGATAAACAGCCCGTACTGGCTCAACTTGTAGCCCATCCGTTTGGCGAACCCGCGCATACCCACATTGAAGTCGCCGCTGCCGGTCATCATCAACCGGCACGCGCCCTGGTCGAGTTCGCTGGCATGCTTGAACTCGCACAGGAACAACCCGCCCACGGCGACCGACAACCATTTGCCGCCGCAGATGCGCACACGGCAATCGTAGTGCCGCTGAAGTCGATACAGTATCTCCAGCAACACCACCGGGTCTTGGCCATCATCGGTCACCACCATGATGTCGAGGTCACCAATCGTGGCGCGCCCGCGGCGCATCGACCCGAGAACCTCGTGGGGGATGTCCCCGATGATTTCCGACAACTCCGCGCAAAAGGCGTCCGCCTCGGCGCGCGTTCGTCTTTCAAGTTTGTAACCCATGGCCGAAACGTAACCCATCCCGTTGGGTTTTGCAAGGGGGATTTTCCGGGATGAACTTGACCCCGCAAAACACCCAGTTGACGGCTCCGATGCGGTTCACGCTGGAGCCGGCCAAGTCCAATTTCTTCGACCGCAAGAAAATCATCGACGAGATCGGCGCCGCTCGCGCCAAGGTCACGGCGCAGCAAGGCAACTTTGTGATGAAGGCGGCACGTCGATTGATTCGTCCGCCTCCAAGCGAGAGGGTCCGAAAGAAGATTTTGTCGGGCAAAGAAACCAACGCCAAGGACGACCGTGATTTCCTCATCAAGCACGCATCCGCTGGCAACCCGCCGTACTCGCAGACCGGCCTGCTGCGCAAGTTCATTTTGTACGCGTGGGACTCCGCGTCACTGACCACGCTCATCGGACCAGTTTTGTTGACCGGCCAAAACATGGGCACCGCGCCGGCCACGCTCGAATACGGCGGCCCTGCCACCGTTCCGATTTACAGCCAGCGAGAGGGCCGACGCATCTGGAAGGACGTCAACTTGCGGCCCCGTCCGTACATGGCGCCCGCGCTCAACGCGTCGCTGCCTCGCCTCGCCGAAATCTGGAGGGACAAGATCAAGTGAGTCCCTCCCATAACCAACCAACCAACCGCCCCGCGAGGGGACAGAAGGAGTAAAATCATGGCTTACGTATTGGGCTTGGACGCCAAGCTATACCGTAACACCGCGACCTGGGGTTCCCCGTCGTGGGATGAGTTCACCAACGTCAAGGATGTGAAGCTGAACCTGCAAAAAGCCGAAGCCGACACGACCACACGCGGCGGCAACGGCTGGCGCAGCAAGACCGGCACGCTCAAGGAAGGCAGCATCGAGTTCACGATGGTGTGGGATCCGGGTGGCACCGATTTCGAGGCGGTCAAAAACGCGTTCTTCAACGACACGCTGCTTGACCTCGCCGTCCTCGATGGCGCCTACGCCAGCGGCAACGGTCTGCGCGCCGAGTTCAGCGTGCTCGACTTCAGCCGTGACGAGCCTCTCGAAGATGTGCTGACGGCAACCGTCAAACTCGGCATTGGCTACTCGTCGAACACGCCCGAGTGGTGGACGAACGGCTCATAGTCATGGCCACATTTCTGGACAACCAGAATCGCAAGTGGACGGTGGAGATCAACCTCTCCACCGTCCGACGCGTCAAGACGTTGACCGGGGTGGACATCCTGGCCGAGACGGGTAGCGGCAAACTGTTCGAGCGGCTCGCTAACGATCCGATCATGTTGTGCGATGTGCTTTATGCCGTCGTGCAGCCCCAGTGTGAGAAGGCCGTGCCGGTCGTCACCGACGAGGATTTCGGTGCGGCGTTGTCAGGTGACTCCATCGCCACGGCCACCGACGCGTTGCTGCAAGGGATCGTCGATTTTTTCCCGTCAGCCCGCCGCGCCCTGCTCCAGAAGATTCTGACGAAAAGCAAGGAACTGGACAGCGCGATGATGCGGGCGAGCGAGGAAAAGGTGGACGCGGCGATGGCGGAGTTGATGAGCCGAATCTCTGGCGCGACATCTGGATCCTTGCCGGCATCGTAGGCATTGACCCGCTGCCGTTGACGCTGCGGGAGCTTTGCTGGATGGCCGAGGGCCGACGCCGCGAGAACTGGGACCACACGGCAAGCGTTCTTTGTCTGACAGCGAATGTAAACCGCGACCCGAAGAAAGCGGCATTTCGTCCCGTTGACTTCCATCCGTTCATGCAGCGGATGGAAAAGAAGAAGGTCAGCAAGGACGAGCAGTTCAACGAACTCAAATCGTTTTTCGTGAAACGGAAGAAATAACAATATGGCAGGCGCACAAGGAATCAGAGCCGGCAGGGCATTCGTCGAGATCGGCGTTGACACCACCAAGCTGGGGCAGGGGTTGAACCTTGCCAAGGCACGGTTGAAAGATTTCGGCGAGGGACTCAAGACGGTCGGTAAAGGCATCATGACCGGCGGAGCCGCCGCGGTGGGCGCGCTGGGAGGGGCCGCACTGCTGTTCTCAAAGATCGGCGACGATATTGCCAAGATGGGCGAGAGGACCGGGACCACCACCGAGTTTCTTTCCACGATGAAGTTCGCCACCGACCAGAGCGGGTCCTCGTTGGAGGATTTGGAAAAGGGGTTGCGCCAAATGAACAAGGCGATGGTGGAAGGTGCTGACGGGTCCAAATCGTACCAGGACGCATTCGCCAAGCTCGGGGTGAACATTTCCGACCTGCAATCCATGAACGTGGAGGACCGATTCTACGCGGTAGCTGATGCGATTTCCAAGGTGGTGGATCCCGGTGAGCGGTCGGCACTGGCGATGGAACTGCTTGGGAGGGCAGGAACCAAGTTGCTGCCGTTGATGAAAGACGGTGCTGCCGGCATGAAGTTGTTGCAGGACGAGGCGCGCAGCCTCGGGTTGGAGATGAGCGGGCAGACCGCCAAGGACGCCGAGGAACTGAACGACGCCATCGGGCGGGTCAAATCGCAGTTGACCGCCGCGGCGTATTCGGTCGGCGCGGCACTGGCGCCCGCCATCGTTGAACTCTCCAAACGCATCACACCGATCCTCGCCCGAATCATCGAGTGGGTCCAAGCCAACGCGGGGCTGATCGTCTCGGGCGCGAAGATGGCGCTCATCGTCACCGCGCTCGGTGGCGCGCTGTTCGGACTCGGACAGGCGATTCTGTGGGCGGTGTCGGCAGGGA